AAATTTATGCCACAGTTTCGCAATCGCGTTTGGGATGGCAAGATTCGTTTATACTCCCCAGGAACAGGAGAGTTATATTGTGGTCTCGTAGAATATCTTGAGGAGTGGTGTAATGAAAGAGGATATACTTACGAACACTCAGAATGTAAGTTCTATGGACATCCCCATGATACCAATGAGTTTGTATCTCCAGAGGCTGTGGTCTCTTTCGTGAAGTCTCTTGGTATGCCACATAAGGTAAGAGACTACCAGTACAGAGCAATCTACGAAGCACTCAAGCACAACAGAAGACTTTTACTATCTCCTACAGCATCAGGTAAATCCCTAATGATCTATTCCATCATTCGCTATCATGTGAATGCTGGTAGGAAAATGCTGCTTGTCGTTCCCACTACATCCCTGGTAGAGCAGATGTACAAAGACTTTGAAGACTACGGTTGGAATGCTGCAGCACACTGCTACAAGATCTACGCAGGTAGAGATAAGTATGGTATTGATGCCGATGTTGTCATTACCACCTGGCAGTCTATCTACAAAGAAGATAAGAAATGGTTCAATGATTTTGACGGTGTGATTGTTGACGAGGCACACCTAGCAAAAGCAAAATCACTTACAGGTATCATGACTAAGTTGCATGACTGTAAGTATCGCATTGGATTCACAGGAACTCTTGATGGAAGCTACACAAACAAGTTAGTTCTTGAAGGTATCTTTGGTAAGTGTAATCAAGTTACCAAGACAAATGATCTAATGAAAGAAGGTCATCTGAGCAGATTAAAGATCAAGGTTCTTCTACTGAAGCACAAGTTTACCAAGTTTGAATCATATCAAGATGAAATTGATTACATTATTTCCCATCCTGGGAGGAATAAGTTGATTCGTAATTTGTGTCGAGATCTAAAAGGAAATACTCTAGTACTCTTCTCTTATGTCGAGAAGCATGGAGACGTTCTTTATGATCTCATAAATAGTAAGGTAGGCGATACCCGCAAGGTATTCTTTATTCATGGTGGTGTAGATACAGAAGAAAGAGAAGCAGCTAGACAAATCTGTGAAAAAGAATCAGACGCGATTATTGTTGCTAGTTATGGAACTTTCTCTACTGGGATTAATATTCGCAATCTTCATAACGTTATCTTTGCATCACCTTCTAAATCGCGTGTTCGTAATCTTCAATCTATAGGTCGTATTCTTCGTAAGGGAGAAAATAAAAATCAAGCAACTTTATATGATATTGCTGATGATATCTCATCAAACAACTTGAAAAACTTCACACTAAATCACTTAGTAGAAAGAGTTAAGATATACAATGAAGAAAAATTTGATTATGAAATTATAGAAGTTCGTTTAAAAGATTCCTATGATTAATTACATCCGTCATGACGAAGAGTTTTACTTTTTAGCTAAACTAGTTTCTGGTGAATCTATCATCGGAAATGGTTTTGCTATTGAAGAGGGAGGAAGTACTCAGATTTATGTTACCGATCCTGTAGAAGTGCAAGTTGTAACGAGACAACTTGGTGATACAAATAAGGGAGTCAAGGGAGTATCCATGAACAAATGGATGGAATTTTCTGATGAAGACTTCTTTATTATTAATGAAAAAGATATTATGAGTATTGCTGGGTTATCCCAGGAAATGATTTATATGTACGAACTTTTCATAAAAAAATCTCCAGATAAGGAGAACATAAAGGATGTTATTGATGAAAAGAAAGTAGATATGGATTCTGAAATGGGATTAAAGGGTAAGGTAAATGAAGTAAGAAAGAAATTAGAAGACCTTTATAAAAAGAGCTAATATATCTCTTGAACCCTGAGCAGAGTTATTCTACACAGATTTTGGATAGTTGTCAAGTACTTCATGGCTTGACAACTATCCTTTTTTAGGATATACTCACATTAGATAACCAAATCGTATGATCGAAAAGAAAAAGCAACATTACTTAGACAATAAAGAGTTTTTAAATGCTCTTGTAGAATACAGAATCAGTGTTGCCAAAGCTAAAGCTTCCGATCTGCCGAAACCAAGAGTCAATGATTACATTGGCGAATGTTTCCTAAAGATTGCAACACACTTATCATATCGTCCTAATTTTATTAACTACATGTATAAGGATGATATGATCTGTGATGGTATAGAAAACTGTATTCAATACGTTGATAATTTTGATCCAGAAAAGTCAACCAATCCATTTGCCTATTTTACTCAAATTGTTTACTATGCATTTCTTAGACGAATTGCAAAGGAAAAACGCCAGATGGATATCAAAGAAAAATTGATCGAAAGATCTGGATATGAAGAAGTATTCACCTCAGATGGGGATGATATTAACAATTCTTACAATCAAATCAAGTCTAACATCGAATATAGTACTAGATATTAATTATGAAAGTTCTCGTTATTACTGATCAACACTTCGGTGTTCGTAACGATTCGTTAGTATATGTAGATTACTATAGAAAATTCTATAGTAATGTGGTTATCCCATTTATCAAGAAGTATAATATCAAACATGTTCTCTGTCTTGGAGATACGTTTGACCGCCGTAAATCTGTAAACTTCAATTCACTTGAAGCCGCTAAAGATATGTGGTTTGATACCTTGGAAACCATGGGAGTGCAAATGACCATGTTAGTAGGTAACCATGATATTTACTATAAAAACACTCTACGAGTTAATGCCCCATCTCTCCTCTTGGGAGAGTATGGCAACATTCAGATTATGGATGGCCCTGGTGAATTCCTTCTTGGTTCTTTGCCTGTACTTGGTATCCCTTGGATATGTGATGACAATCGATCCAGAACTTACGAACTTCTGGAACAATCTACTGCACCTCTCTGTGTGGGCCATCTTGAGTTTAACGGTTTTGAGACTGTGCCTGGAATTGTAATGGAGCATGGAATTGATCAGCAACCATTTAAGAAATTTGATAAAGTACTTTCTGGACACTTTCACACCAAATCCAGTAAAGGTAATATTTTTTACCTTGGTAATCCGTATGAACTATATTGGAACGATTATCAGTCTCCACGGGGATTTCATATTCTAGATACTGATACTTTAGATCTGAAGTTCTATCGTAATCCTTATACTATGTTTGAGAAATATTACTATAAGGATGGTGATGAACTTCCTGAGACAGACAAGTTCTCTGGTAAGTATGTTAAACTGATCGTAGAAGATAAGCAAGATCAGGTAAAGTTTGACAGATTGGTTAAATTGCTCTATGATGCCAATGTTGCAGATCTAAAAATTATTGAAGATCTTTCCATTGAGTTTGAGGGTATTGATGATGTGGAAACTGAAGACACTATGACGCTTCTTGAGAAATATATAGATGAAGTGGAATGTTCTAATCGAGATTCGATTAAAGGCATTATGAAGTCCCTTTATTTGGAAGCTTGTGAGTATTAATGTATATACTAGTATCTAAAAAGCATGGAGGAGTCTATGCTGTAAAAAATAAGGATGGTCTTAGAACAGTTCAAATATTTGAATCTGAAGATGATGCCGTTCGTTACCATGGACTCTTGCTTGCTGACAATTTTGATGATACACTAGAGATTACAGAGTGCGAACCAGAACAAGTCGCACAGAGTTGTGCTATCTATGGTTACAACTATTGTTTTATTGAAACTGATGACATTGTATTTCCACCTACATGATTACTTTTAATACTATTCGTTGGAAAAATTTCCTCTCTACGGGAAACCAATTCACTGAACTTGAATTAGATAAGAGTCAATCCACGTTGATTCAAGGATCTAATGGTGCTGGTAAATCAACACTGTTGGATGCTTTGTGTTTTGGGTTATTCAACAAACCATTTCGTAAGATCAACAAACCTCAACTTGTAAATTCTATCAACGAGAAGGATTGCGTAGTTGAGATTGAGTTTACTATCGGGAATATTGTTTGGCGAGTTCACAGAGGAATCAAACCTAACAAGTTTGAAGTGTATCGTAATGATGTCCTAGTAGATCAGGTTGCTGCGAATGCAGATCAACAGAAATGGTTGGAGCAGAATGTTCTGAAAATGAACTTCAAGAGTTTCACTCAGGTTGTTATTCTTGGATCATCCACCTTTGTTCCATTCATGCAACTGACTCCCGCATATCGTCGAGAAGTGATCGAAGATATTCTTGATATTCAGATCTTCTCTACGATGAATGTTCTTCTTAAGGATAGGCTTCGTCAGACAATTGAAAGGCAAAGAGAGTGTGGATATGATCTTAAGTCTGCAGAAGATAAAGTTAAGATGCAGGAAGAGTACATTCGCAATTCGCAAACAGCGAACGGTGATGTAATTCTAACCAAACAACAAGAGATTGCTAAGATTGAAGAAGAGATCTTTGATCTACAAAAGCAGATCAATATGCTGGAAGCGGAGAATCTTGATATTGATGCTCACATTTCAAAATCTCTCACAATAAAACAGATGCTGAAAAGAATTTAGACTTCTTCCATGATAATGATACATGTCCAACGTGTACCCAAACTATCGAAAAGGAGTTCAAAGATCGGAAAATTTCCGATCTTCGTAGTAAAACTCTGCAATATATTGATGGTCTTTCTAAGATGAAAGACCAACTCGAAGATCTTGATAGGCAATATACTGTTCTTCAAGAACGTAGAGATATTAAGAAGTCAAATGCATCAAAGATTTTTCATCTTTCTAATATTATCAGCAGAAATGAAAATTCAATTGAATCTCTAAAAAATGAGATCATCTTTCTGATTCTCCTGATATTGCTAAAATGCAAGGTAAGTTAGAAGTCTATCAGGAAGAGTATTCTCAGATTGAGCAACAATGTGCGGAGGTTTCTAAACAGAAAACTGAGTATGAAGTGATTGGTAATCTACTTAAAGATGGTGGTATCAAAGCCCAGATCATTAAGAAGTATATCCCTGTGATCAACAACCGTATCAACAGGCACTTGACAAACATGGATTTCTATGTTAACTTCACTCTAGATGAAGAGTTTGATGAGGTCATTAAGTCTCGCTACCGTGATGAGTTTTCATACGCATCGTTTTCGGAGGGGGAAAAACAAAAGATCGATTTAGCTCTTCTCTTCACTTGGAGGGAGATTGCTAGAATGAAGAGTAGTGTTTCCACTAACCTTTTGATTCTAGATGAAGTGTTCGACAGTTCCTTGGATGCATCGGGAACTGAGGAATTACTTAAAATTCTTAAGAGCCTAGATAGTTCTACGAATACGTTCGTAATCTCTCACAAAGGTGAGATCCTTATCGATAAGTTTGTGAATAACATTCGATTCGATAAGGTATCAGACTTCAGCAAAATCGTTGAGGAAGTCTAGATAGAGGGTAAGCCTCTGTTATATCCTTGAGGTATATTACGCTTACTCCATCTGGGGAATTAGCTCAGTTGGTAGAGCACCTGCTTTGCAAGCAGGCTGTCAGGAGTTCGAGTCTCCTATTCTCCATTCATAAGTAACACTTATCGGTCAAACCCTTGACCCCTGCT